CCCTACATATACATCATGGTTAGTATCAAATTGACGTATAATTTTACACCTTGACTCTGCCTCTTCTTGTGTAGGAAAAACACCTCTAACTTTTATACCTCTAACAGATGTTTGAAAATTGTTCTGTTTAGAAAATTCATTATCTAATTCTTCCTCATTATTATCAATAAAAGTTTTATAATCATCTTTAAATTCGTCAGATAATTTAAATTGTTCACTTTTAGTGAATGATTCAAATTCCGTATTTAATTCTTCAATATTTATACTATATTTAAATGAAATATAGTTAATAAATTGAGTAAATTTTGTTAAAGATTTATTAAGATCATATTTTTTTAAAAAACTTTCTAAATAAAATTCTTCCTTTTTCTTTATTATATTTTCAGGCGATATAAAAGATAAACAAACATACTTCTGTTGTGCTATTGGTTTATCTTCGTCTAACAAATCAACTTCATTTAATAATTCAACATTCATTATATTGTACAATTATTAAATGTTTATATATTTTTTTCTTTATAATAATTATAATGAATCAATCTTTTAATGACAAAACTTTTAAAGAAATTGTAAAAAGAATTATTAAATATTTAGTAGAAGGTTTAATGGTTTCTATTGCTGCTTATGCTATACCAAAGGTAAGTCTTAATATGGATGAAATAATATTAATTGCTTTAACTGCCGCCGCAACCTTTAGTATTTTAGATACTTTTATTCCTGTAATGGGAGATTCGGCAAGGTCTGGTGCTGGACTCGGAATTGGCGCTAATTTAGTCGGATTCCCAGGTGGTTTATAATGTTGAAATAAATTCCCATTTTAATTCATTGCATATTTTTTTCCATATCTCGTCTTGTTCTATTTTTTTTTGGTCTTTTAGCATAGGAAAATATGGTAAATATTTATTTTCTCCTAATAATTCACATAATTTATATAAAGTATAATAATAATTCAAAAAATTTACACGATCATTCGGACAAAATTTTGAATAAGGTATCTGTATATCCATAAATAAATTACATAAAGTCTCTTCGAGTTTTGGTGTCATTACTGGTGGTTTTATACCTAATCTATCTTTTATGAATGGTATATGTTCATAATATTTATTATATCCTAATTTTTTTAGTATATCTTTTGTTTTCTTATTTGTTAATTCAGATAATTCAATTCTTTCTTTTTTTATCTGTTTTTTTATATTTATTATAATATCTTTAGGAATGTCTGTTGTTTCTTTTGCTTGAAATTGAGATAATATTTCTCTAAAATGATTTATTCTTTTGTAAGCATAAAAAGAAATTTCCTTAGGAGGTTCTTTATATGTTGGTTTATCATTATCCACTAAATATATTTCACTTATAAAACAATTATTACATAATATCATTCCCTCATGAACAACCTTTATCATTTCTCCTACATTACAATTCTTACAATTTGAATAGTTATAAGTATATGTATTTATATTTGTATGAAAAAAATTATTTTTTTTCATATAATTCTTTATTGATTCATTTAATTTTTCATGATCTTCATTCATATCTTCATTATCTTTAATTTTAAAAAAACTATTAATTATTTTTTTAGGGTTTTTATTTTTTTCTATTTTTTGTTTACATTCAAAATAATCAAATAATTCAATTGAATTATTTAGGAAATAATCATTCTTCTTTTTTGTTATTTTTTTTTTTAATTCGTTAAAATTACATTTTGTTGATGTTTTGCTTTTATTTATTTTTTCGTCTTCTATTTTTAAATCTCTTATATACTTACTATATAAATTATCAATTGTATCATCATTCATATATTTATATTTGTTTTTTTTTTTATATTCTATTTTTTTTTTTCTTTTAGTATATTATAATGGGTGGTGGATTAATGCAATTAGTAGCTTATGGCGCCCAAGACGTATATTTAACTGGTAATCCGCAAATTACCTTCTGGAAAGTTACTTACAGAAGACATACCAACTTTTCGATGGAATCTATTGAACAAACTTTTAACGGACAAGCTGATTTCGGTAGAAGAGTAAACTGTACCATTTCGCGCAATGGTGATCTTGCTTACAGAACTTATTTACAAGTAACTTTACCTGAAATTAACCAAAGTTTAAACACTTCTGGTGTCGGTGCCGTATATGCAAGATGGTTAGATTTCCCTGGTCATCAATTAATTGAACAAGTTGAAGTTGAAATTGGCGGTCAAAGAATTGATAAACATTATGGTGATTGGATGCATATTTGGTGCCAATTAACTCTTGATAAAAATCAACAAGAAGGATACAATAAAATGGTTGGACAAACTACCCAATTGACCTTTATGACTGATCCTGACTATGCTGATATCGATGGTCCTTGTGATTCGAATGCTCCAAGACAAGTTTGTGCTCCTAGAAATGCCCTACCAGAAACTACTCTTTACATTCCTCTACAATTCTGGTTCTGTACTAATCCTGGACTTGCTCTACCTCTTATTGCTCTACAATATCACGAAGTAAAGATTAATCTAGACCTAAGAGCAATTGATGAATGTTTGTGGGCTGTAAGTTCTTTAGATTCGGCCTCTTCTACTGAGGTCAAAGTTACTGCCGCATACAGCCAATCCTTAGTAAGTGCTTCTTTGTATGTTGATTACATTTATCTAGATACTGACGAAAGAAGAAGAATGGCTCAAAATCCAGCTGAATATTTGATCGAACAATTACAATTCACCGGTTCGGAATCGGTCGGTTCTTCTTCGAATAAAATTAGATTGAATTTCAATCACCCATGTAAAGAATTGGTATGGGTAGTTCAACCAGATTGCAATGTTGATTATTGCTCGGCTACTCAAGGAGATACCACTCTATACAAAACTCTAGGTGCTCAACCTTTCAATTATACTGACGCACTTGATGCTCTTCCGAATTCTATTAAAGCTTTCAGCACAGAAGAAGCTGTGGAGGGTTCGAAAGGCTTTATATCCGGCGACGCGTTCCAACAAGCAGCTGTTCCTAGTATTTCGACTGATGCTGTCAAAGCCGACACCACCCCCGCCAATATCTTATGGAATGAAAGCACTGATAAATGGGCCACAACTGGAAGCACCGCATTGGCATCCGGTGTTTCTGACGCAGGTGCTTTCGTATTGACCGAAACCTCGTTAGATATGCATTGCTGGGGCGAGAATCCAGTTGTAACCGCCAAATTACAACTTAATGGTCAAGACCGTTTCTCGGAACGCGAAGGAACCTATTTCGACCAAGTCCAACCATTCCAACATCACACTAGATCCCCAGACACCGGTATTAATGTTTATTCGTTCGCACTTCGCCCAGAAGAACAACAACCATCCGGAACTTGCAATTTCAGTCGTATTGATAATGCTACCTTACAACTTGTTCTATCTAATGCTACCGTTTCTGGTACTGGTACTGCTAAGGTAAGAGTATACGCCAGAAATTACAATGTATTAAGAATTATGTCTGGTATGGGTGGCCTTGCTTACTCGAATTAGAACGATATTTAATTAGATTTTTATTATTAATTATTAATAATAAAAATATTTTAAACAATAAATATTATATAATATATGGATATTTTTGAATTGAATAAAAAAACAAGAACAGATATAATAATATATAATACATTTGACATTAGAAATATTGTATCTTTATTAATAAAAAAAAATATTTTAGATGATGCTATAGTATTGATGGAATATATAGATAATTTTAGTTCCACAAATGAATTATTTATACATTGGTTAAAAAAAAATAATAAATTAAAAATGAATGATAAAGACATAATTTTTTTATGTATCAATGGATTACTTAATCAAAGTATAGGTATAAATATTAGTAAATATATTAAATATTGTATTCAATCTAATAATCTTTTATTTATAAAATATATAATTAAAAAGTACAATATAAAAAAAATAAAATTTAATTCTTTTTATCATTGTAATAATTATATTATTTTAAAATATATTATAAATTATACTACATTAAATAAGTTCCAATCTTTAAAAATGATTAAAAAAATTTGTAGAACTGGAAATATTTCTTCATTTATTTTTATGATTGAAAAATATGATTATATTTTAAAAGATAATTCCCAAATTCTTTTTAAAATAGCATTTATAAATAATAATATAGATATATTAAAATATTTATTAAGTTATGATGTTAAACTTTGTTTACAAGTAAAACCATATTATATTATGGGTATAAAAAATATGTCATATAAATGTATTCAATATATTCATTATAAATTAACAACACTATCTTATAAATTATACAATACTTCAGAATATAATGATATATTAATTTATATAATATCTACACGTAAAAAAATACCTATATTATTTTTTAAATGGTATTTAAAGAAGTTTTGTCATATTGTTAATTACAACTATATTATTAAAAATTTATTTGATTATAATCATTTAAATATTATAAAATTATTAAGTAATTTTATAAATTATAAATTTATAAAATCTTATTTTTTAACTGCGTGTTATAATGGTAATATAAATATTGTAAAATTTTTACATAAAAAAATAAATAAAAAAAATTTAATAATTGGTTTAAATATAATTTGTAATAATAATCATAATGATTGTTTTGAATTTTTAAAAAAAAAAACATCTCATAGAGATTTATATGCTTTATTATATAGATTAATTAATAATAAATACAATAATACATTCATTATAAAACAAATATATTTATATATTAAACCTATTTATCCGTTAAAATTACCATTATATTTGTGTTTAAAAAATGATTTTATATGGTGGATTAAATTAAATGAAAAACATTTTATAAAATTTTTAGATTATTATCTTAATATTATTTGTTATTTTGGATATTTTGACACATTTTTATATATTAAAAAATATTTTACTAAACAGCATTTTAGAAAGGCCTTTAAATTATCTTGCGAAGAAAAAGAAGGTATATTTATAGCTAAATGGATATATCATAATTATTCTATTAATTTAAAATTAATTGAAGACTCATTATTTTATTCTAATAATATAGATACTATAAAATGGTTGTTTAAACTAAACCCTAATATAGACTTAAGAAAAAATAATAATGCATATTTTATTTATAACTGTATTAAATCTAACATCACAATTGTTGAATGGATTAAATCAATTTATAATCATTATTCTTATACTGTTTATAATGATATTATTTTAGAATATACTATAAATTTATATTATACAAAACAAAAAAACATATTTATAAATGAAATATGTTCGATATGTCTAACTAAGAATTCTAATTGTATTACTACTTGTAATCATATGTTTTGTTATGATTGTATTAATATGTGGTATTTAAAAAATAATACTTGTCCTATTTGTAGAAAAATTATGAATGATGTTATTCTACACTAACAACCTTTGCTAAATTTCTTGGTTTATCTGGATTTATATTCATATTAATAGATATATTATAACATAATAATTGTAAAGGTATTATATTTAATATACACTGATATGTTTTATTTGTCCCAACATATATATCATTTATACCTCTTTCTATATTATTTGTTATAGTTATGATATTACTATTTCTTGATTTAATTTCTTGATATATATTATTATTTTTAGTTTTATATTTATCGTCACTATTTATTAATATAACAGGGAAATCCTTGTTTAACAAAGCAAATGGTCCGTGTTTTAAAGCACTCGAAGAATACCCCTCAGCGTGAATATATGTTATTTCTTTCATTTTTAATGCTGCTTCTTTTGCTATATGTTCATCATTATGCTTTCCTAATATAAAACAATTATTATTAATTATATTTAATCTATTATGGTTATATTGATAATTATTTATAATTTCTTCTATTTGTATTGGTAACTTTTTTAAATCATTTATGATATTTTTATGTTGATGCGTTTTTCCTTTATGTAATTGTACAAACCATAAAGATAATAAGGATAAGGTCAATACTTGACCTGTAAATGATTTTGTAGATGCAACACCTACCTCTCTTCCAAGATTCATATAACATCCACAATCTACCATGCGTGCTATTGTTGAATCTACATTATTTATTATTCCAATCTTTATATAATCATTTAGTATTTCAGAACATATTTGTAAATCCTTTGTCTCTCCAGATTGTGAGACAAATATAAAAACACATTTCCCTCGTCTTGGTATATCTTCTTTTGTAAAATTCGCACCATCAAATACCTGAATTGTATTTAAATTTGTTAATGTTTTTAAATAATTACATCCTATACAACACGCATAATACGATGTTCCGCAACCTAATAAAATAATATTATCACATTTTTTTATTTCATTTTTGTACTTTATTAAACCTCCAAATATTATTTCATTATTTATAATCCTACTTCCATTATTTGTTATTCTATTTACAATATCTGTTTGTTCTTTTATTTCTTTTAGTGTCCAATATCTTTCATTTAATTCTTCTACGTAGTTTTTTTGTACTATATGAGTTTTATAACATTTTTTTTTTTTTACATCTATGTTATTATTTATAATACTTACCATACATATATCATCTGATTCTA